AAAGAGGGCTTCAAGTTTGAGTCTGGCAAGCAACTAGCATTTAGTGCGCGTTTCAAAACCAGTGATGCTGATGCATCCGACGTAGTCATGGGTTTGCAGATAACCGATACATCGCCGCTTGATGTAAGCGATGGCATCTTCTTCTTGCTCACAGATGGCTCGACCACGCTGCAGTTCATCGTTGAAAAAGACGGTACTCAGAGCACCCTGAACCTCGGCACCGCGATGGCGGATGATACGTTCATGACCGTTGGCTTCGTGTTCGATCCGAAAGACCAACTCTTTCATGTGTTCCAAAACAACAAGGAAGTGGGCACGGTTGTAGCGACTAACGCGCCAGACGACGAAGAGCTCACCGTAAGTTTCGGGATCCAAAACGGAGCTGCTGCAGCAAAAGTTTTGACCGTCGATTACGTCACCGCGATGAAAGAGCGCACGGCTGACACCGAACTCTAAGGGGGTCTACCATGGCTGATGCGGTTACTTCGCAAACCATACAGGACGGCGAGCGCAAAGCCGTCCTTAAGTTTACAAACGCGAGCGACGGCACTGGTGAGTCCGCGGTCAAAAAGGTGGACGTTTCCGCTTTGACCAAAAACTCGGCGGGACTGTCGTGCAGTCGTGTCACCATCAATAAAATCTGGTGGCAATGCACCGGAATGTCGGTGAAGATCGAGTTCGACGCAAGCAGTAACGTGCTCGCAATCGGACTCAGTGAAGACAGCAATGGTTATCACGATTACAGCGATTTTTCGGGTATTCCCAACAATGCTGGCTCCGGTATCACGGGCGATTTAGATTTTACGACCGTGGGGCACTCCAGTGGAGACACCTACATGATCGTTCTGGAACTAATCAAGTCATACGCCTGATGGCTACTACGAAAGACGTAAAAAAGACAGACTCTGGCAGGGTTTCGTATCGAGGCGAAACCTTTGCCGGCTTCAACAAACCTAAGCGCACCCCCGGTGAAAACAAGAAGTTTGCCGTGCTGGCAAGGCAGGGTAACGAAGTCAAAATAGTCCGGTATGGCGACCCCAATATGCGGATCCGCACNAACGATCCAGAACGTAATCGTAGCTTCCGTGCCCGTCACAAGTGCTCAACCGCCAAAGACAAATTGACCGCGAGATACTGGTCATGTCGCGGTTGGCCGGCAAAAAATAGCAGGTGACCCTATGACTGTATCGTTCACGACCGAAGCTGGCCGCAAGACTGGTGATAGCACCATCGATAGATTGGCTCTCGAGTACGAACAAAGATATGGTATTCCTCTGAACGATCGACAAATCAGGTTGATCGATCGATCTATTGATCTACCAGAGTACGGTGGCCCCGCGTATATGCAGTCTCTGCCCTTCTCTGACCCTGATCGGATGCGAAAGATAAACGAGAGACGCGATCTACTCACCTTGGATAATTTAGGGATCAAACCCGGCGGTGACCTTCCCGGCGCCGACCTGCCTATTTTTGGCGGCCCAGCCCCCCTTCCCGACCCAAGGGATCGACCGAGGCTGCCACAAGTAATAGACGAGGCACGGCGTTCACCACCAATTTTCAAGCCGCCATTCAGGCGGGATCCGCCGCTACCTCGGCTGCCTCCCATTTTCGGCGGCCCCACCAGACCAAGGGATCCGCGGCCACGACCGCGCATGGGAGGAATGGACGACATTTCTAATTATTTGAACAGAGAGTCTCCATACGAAGGTATCGGCGATTACCTGTTGAATCGCCCGGTTTTCGATCGAGGCCAACGAACGGATGACCCGATGAGCATGTTTCGTTACCGAGACAGGCTTGGGGAAGGTCTTGATTCGATGCGTGGACAAAGGCAGATGTTCCAAGATCGCCTGCGCGAACTGCAAAGCCGATTTGACACCGCCCGAACTGACGCGCAAACCGAAAGACAATCTATGTTAGATCGAATAGCCGAGCTCGAGGGCAGACCCACACAAGAGCCCGTGGACATTGACGCCTTGCGAGATTCTATTCGCCAAGAAATTTTGGCTGAAATGGCGGGTCAAACGCCAGCGTCAACTACTCCAGAGCAACCAGTAACTCCTCCGACGACTGCTCCAGTGAACGTGTCGGATGGAAGAGCGGACGAGCTCGGCTTGTTCGATGTAGGAAACGAGATGGGTCAGGGCGGTATGTACGACCGTATGGCTCCGCCCAATATTGAGGAGCTGCGAGAAATAGTGATGGGGTCGGACGCTATCCCGAGGCGGGAGTCAGCGCCGCCACCGATGACGCCTCCTGATCCTAGCCGGTTAGCCGGCATGGTTATGGGTGTGCGCCAATCACCACCACCTCCTGATCCTAGCCGCCTAGACGGCATGGTNATGGGTGTGCGCCAACCAGACGANAACCGCCTTCAAGAAATGATCGATGCTTTAGCTGGCAGGAGCAGGGAGGCNGCNCCTCCGCCGTTGAATCGTGATCTTGCAGAGGCTTTATCAAGAATCAGAGTAGGAATAGGCGGGAGCATGTAATGGCATCGAACGATAACATCCCAAAAAACGTAGCTAACCCATCTTTGTATAGGCAAGCGAAAGCCAAAGCCAAGCGGAAATTTGACGTTTTTCCTAGTGCATATGCGTCCGGTTATCTCGTGCAAGAGTACAAAAGAATGGGCGGTAAATATAAAGGAAACGTCGGTGGTCAGGTGACTTTAGACCCTCAAAAAAGCGACTTGGATAATGACGGCAAGCTGAGCAAGTACGAGCGAAAGCGCGGCACGGCTATTGCGAAAAGCATTGCAAAGCAGGCAAAGGGCATGAACACCGGCGGTAGCGTCATGATTCAAAGCCGTGGATGCGGAGCGATCATGCCAAATAAACAAAAAATGACGAGAGTGCCGCGTGGCTAAACCTAAGGGCGGCCTGAAAAAATGGTTCGGCAAGGGCAAGGGCGGCGATTGGGTTGATATTGGCGCACCTAAGAAGGACGGTAGGTTCCAAGCTTGCGGCAGGGCCAGTGCTGAGGATTCGAAAAGAGCTTACCCGAAATGCGTGCCAAGGGCGCAGGCGAATCAAATGACCGCAGCGCAACGTAAGAGTGCTGTATCCCGTAAAAGATCCAAGAAACAAGGTGTAGGCGGTAAACCAACAAACGTGCCTACTTATGCAGCCACTGGCGGTGCAATGACTATTCAAGCTAGAGGGTGTGGAGCTATCATGCCTTCGAAACAAAGACCAACCCGAGTACCTCGGAGCTGACAGGAGCGAACGAAAATGGCCGGACACAAAATGAACAACAAGGGCGGGACGATGAAGAAGCCCGGTAAAATGATGAAGGGTGGAACCATGAAGAAGGTGCCCCCCGGTAAAATGATGAAGGGCGGGACGATGAAGAAGGTGCCCGGCAAAATGAACAAAGGCGGGACGATTAAAAAACCCGGTGGTATGCAGAAGGGCGGCACTATTAAGAAGCCCGGAGGCATGAAGAAAGGCGGCACAGTGAAAGCTCAGCAGCCGAAATTTAAGAAGCCTTCAAACAAAAAGAGCGGGTTGTTTGGCTAATCTGTAGTGGCTTATCTCCAGAGCAACATCCCTTATTTTAAATGTTGGGTGCGTCGCGAGTACACGCATAATCACGAGCAATACCATGGTGAGTTTTTGCACGCCATGGCTATTGCCGTAACCACGATGCCAACTCGGTGCTTGAGTTTTCAGGTGATATTCACCGGCGCAGAATGCCAAGATGACGAAGAAAACGTCCACGGCGGCGCCATGTGGGCGCGTATGCCGATCACTGCGTTAGCGGGAGACACAGATTATGAGGGTTGGCCCGACCCCATGCCGGTTTGGGCGGCACAACCGTGGGACTGTTCGTCATACCATCATTCGGTGTATGTGCTGGATCGCTGCACGCCATGTCCATGGATCGCAAAAATCGACGGTGAATTTTATCCAGCTAAGTATCTGTTCACTGTCGATTACGCAGAAAACGAGATAGCTGACGATCCCGCTCAGCACAAACAAAGCCATGTGATGCAATTGCTGGAAGCAGGCGAGTGGACAGGCAACATCGTCGCTCTGCCAAACAACCGAGTCAGGGTCACGCACCCTGCTTGGTTTTCTGTCGGCGAAGGTGCCCCCGATTTCAAGCCTAGCCAACATATTCATTACAGTAAGAGTGATTTGGACTACACTCTCGACGTGAACAAAGTTTTCGATAACCTTTACGCACCCGAGAAGACAGATGTCCCTAAGCGCAAGTAAAGATTTTGAGTTAGATGTTGCCGATTATGTAGAGGAAGCTTTCGAGCGTTGTGGCCTCGAACTACGAACGGGCTACGATTTGAAAAGCGCCACAAGATCACTGAATCTGATGCTTGCTGAATGGGCAAACCGCGGACTCAACCAGTGGACGATCAACCAAAAAACCATCGATATGGTGGTTGGCACCACGAATTACACGATTGACTCGGTCAATCCAACGGCAACGATCGATGTATTGGATGTGTTTATCCGAGAGACGATTGGCGGAGAAACGGTAGACGTGCCGCTAAGTCGGTTGTCTCGATCCGAGTACGCGAATCTCAGCACGAAAACGACGACCGGGAAACCGAATCAATATTTCGTAGACAAGCAGATCACTCCCACCGTTACCGTTTGGCCTTCTCCTGACAAAAACTCCCAATATGAGTTGAAGCTCAATGTTTTGACTAGAATGGATGATGCAGACGTGGGCGCTAATACGCTAGAACTGCCCTTTCGCTTTTACCCTTGTTTAGCGGCAGGATTGGCTTACTACATGGCCCTGAAAAAGGCGCCAGATAAGGTTGCGATGTTGAAACAATTATACGAGGAAGAGTTCGAGCGAGCGTTGTCGCAAGATCAATCTCGCGTATCTTTCAGGGTTGCGCCAGATTTACGCGGGTATAACTTAGGCTAATGGCTTTCGCATCTGACAAACGCGCTTACGGGATCTGCGACATAACTGGGTTCCGCTACCGGCTGCGAGATATGAAATTTACTTGGGACGGTTTGCTCGTGGGGCCTGATCAATGGTCTCCGAAACACCCTCAACTCATGCCAAAGCCCACCCCGGTCGATCCACAGGCTCTGAAAGTTTCAAGACCAGATCCCGCGGCAGACGGTGAGGACAATAATTTTTTCTCGGTTTACACGAATGTCGGGAATGGAAAACTTGGCACAACTTTGCAAACTTTTGGACTAACTGCTAGTGTTGGAACCGTGGAGGTTACTACGTCATGAGTTTCACTTTGGCAACGCTGAAATCGACAGTGCAGGACTATTTGCAGGTCAGCGAGACGACGTTCAATGCCAACTTGAACACGTTCATAGAGCAGGCAGAGAGCAGGATATTCAAGCTTGTTCAGCTTCCTGAGCAGAGAAAAAATGTGCAAGGTACGTTGACTGCGAGCAACAGATTCTTGGCAACGCCAAGTGATTTTTTCGCGCCATTCTCGTTGGCGGTGATCGACTCTAGCAGCAAATACCATTATTTGGATTTCAAGCACCCGTCGTTCATCAAGCAGTTCAGTCCGACAACAACCGTAACTGGCAGGCCGAAGTATTACTCGTTATTCGATGATTCTGCTTTTGAGCTCTCGCCAATACCAGATACTGGATACACCGCAGAATTACATTATCTGCATAAGCCAGCATCATTGACGGTCGGCGCTGACTCTGGCACGACACTTTTGTCTACAGATCACCCTGATCCGTTGCTGTACGGCACTTTAGTTGAGGCCGCAGTTTTTCTCAAAGAAGCACCTGACGTAGTAGGAACCTTCGAAAATCGTTTCAAGGAAGGCGTCGCTAGGATGAAAAATCTTAGCGAAGGCAGAGGCACGAGAGACGAATATCGATACGACTTACTACGGACGGGTGTTTCTTGATGCCGAGAATCGAAGAATTAGAAGGTAAAAATATAGCTTTGATTGGTTTGGGTGCATCTCAAATCGATTATGTGATCGGCGTCGAAAACAGCAAAACTTGGGATGAGGTGTGGGTCATCAATTCCGCGCTCGCTATTTTCGAATGCGATCGTGTTTTCATGATGGATCCAGCNAGCCGGTTTTTGGATANTGATGACGCCGGCAATCAAACCGATGTCATGCGTCGTGTCTTGCCTAGCTTCAAAAAACCAATTTATTCTTGCGAGCTAGATGATCGGGTGCCGGCTCTCAAGGATTTTCCTCTCGAGGAGGTGATCAAAGACCAGCGGTGCGCATATATGAACACGACTGTGGCTTACGCTCTGGCTTTCGCTGCGTTCAACAAAATTGGTCACATTGATCTTTTTGGCATGGATTTTTCGTACAAGCACAACCTGCATTTTGCGGAGGCGGGACGAGCGTGTTTGGAGTTCTGGATTTGCAAGCTTATCAACTCAGGTATCACTGTCGGGGTCAGCCCTCGATCCTCTTTACTTGATCAGAACGTCGAGATTGAGAATCGGCTTTATGGGTATCATCGCTT